TTGGCCTTGGGCAGATACTTGCACCACATAGCCATGGACCCTCCGTGCCACACGCCTATCTCCACGAAGTTGATGGAGTCGGCTCGCATTTCAGCCAAGTACTTAGCATAGGTGCTTGTGTAGTTATGGCCGTTGGCTTTGTCGGTTCCTCCGTCATAGTCGGCACCATTGAGATCTAACTCGTCGAGGATGGCAATCAGTTCTTTGTCTTTCATGGTTAAAATGTGATTACAAACTTTTCGGGACCCGGCCATCCGGGGTTGGTGTCGTGGACCTTGGTGTCAGGCTTCTTGCCAATCCAATGCTCTGCCTGCCAGCGGTGGTCCCGTACAGGTTCACCCAGTTCCTTGATGTGGGATGACTTGGCCCACCAATAGGTTCCACCGAAGTATGGGTAGCCGTCGGGGTTGTTGTGGTCCGCCATGTGTGGGAATTGTTCTCTTGTAATCCAATGGCAGCCGACCGCATCCACTCCTTCGAGCAGTTGTAGGCAGCGTTCCCAAGCCACGACATTGAAGAAGGTCATGCTGCGATTCCAAAGTTGGTTGATGAGGGACGGGTCGCTTGCCCCCTTCGTGTGAGCGTACAGGTACACGGCTTCCTCTTCCTGCGAGGCCCGGTACATTTCGGTAAGGGTCGCCTGCTCCCAAGCGTTGGTCCGGGTTACTACGACCTTGACCTTATCGGCCACCATCGAGTTCTCCAACACCTCCTTGACCGCCTTGCGTTGTTCGGGTGGACCAACGATGCCGACCCTGATTTCATCCAAGACGTTGATAAGGCCATAATTGCACACGGCCATCATGTGCTGGTTGAGGATCAACTGCCAGTTCCCTCCGCAGTAGATGTGGTAGTAGTGGACGACTTTCATAAGGTCCAAAGGAGGGTTAGAAGGGTGATGATGAAGAAAACGGCTGCAACCGCTTTGCCGATTTCGATGAGCAGGTCAAGGATGCGTTCGGGGTTCATCTCTCTGCAATGCGTTCCTTTTCAACAAACTCCTCTGGCGCATACTTCTTGCCAACGCCAATCGGGTCTTTGGTGTATGCCACAAGTTCTGCCATCGCTTCCTCAACGCTCTCAAAGGCAAATCCTTTGCATCCAACTCTAACCACGCATCCTCGGTCAAAAAACTTGATTTCAATGTCCCAGTTTTTCATTTGTCTAATTTGGTCCTGTGTCATTGTTTAGGGGTTTAGTACCGCAAAGTTACACCACAACATACTTCCCTGAGTTACTGACCCGTAACTTGTTAAGGGCCACATACCGCATCGCATCGCAGGCGTGGTTGAAGGAGTCAATCGGGACCCCCGTGTTCTTGCCCTCCTTATCCGTAGCCCAAGTGTAGGACCGCAGTTCCTTGATGAGGTTGGTGCTATCCTTGGTAACCTGCAACTTGTAGCGTTTCAGGATGTCTATGCCGTTCCTGACCGAATCGGGGCCTTTCTCTGCCGGCTTGATGTTAAAGCCAAGACGATAGATTTCCTCGATGCTCTTGGGTTCGGCAGAGTCCGCCACGATCTCCCAAGCCCTTGTAATCCCCAGCGACCGCAACTTGTCTGCGATGTCTTGGTTGGTCAGGCCCGTAGCGTAGAGCAGTTCTTGGATGAGCAGGCAGTCCCCTTGGCGGTAGATGGCGACCAAGGCCGTAGGGTCGTTGCTAAAGCCCCAGTCAAGCCCCAAGGCGACGAATTTCGCACGGCTGACATCGATACCCTCCACGACCTCGAAGTCCTCGTATATCGCACCCTGAAGCGTCCCGACCTGACCGAGCCCGTAGACCTTCCACCAGTTCGCCCAATAGGCTGACGTTTCGGCTTTGGTCTTGGCTTTCTCAATCTCTCGGATGATGGCAGGGTCAAGGGCTTGATTGTCCTTGTAGGTAACGAGCAGGAACTCGGCATCGGGGTCATTCATCAATTCGGTATGCGCCCAAAACTCTCGGACTGGATTGTAGTCAATGTAGATGGCGGTCCTTGTCCTGATTGCCAGTTGGTGATAGGCTTCCCATGTGATGTTGTTGGCCTCGTTCACAAAAAGCACGTCCCTCCTTGCCCCTCGCATCTTGTCGCTTTGGTCAGCGGAAAAGAACTCGATGTAGGAACCATGCGGGAAGTCGTATCGGAGCAGCGTTCGGTTGTATAGTTCCTCTTGGTAAAGCCCTGTCATGTTGAGCATCTTGAGGAAGTCCTTGAGCGCACCCCTGCGAAGGTGGGGGATGGATTCGGAAACTACCGAAATCTCAAGCGGACCGCATTCGGGGTTGGCTGCATAGGAGTAGAGCAGGGACAGGATGGCAAAGGTCTTGCCTGCCGATGAACCGCCTTGGACTATTCGGACTCTCTTGCGGAATCCATCAATCTTGATTGCCGTTGTGGTTGGTGTCAACTTGTAGTTTTACGCCCTGCCATATTGGTTGAGGCGATATTGTTGCAGCGACCTCCTGCTTGGGTTGACCGTACACCCGTGATAGCAGCGTTTCCATGGAGTAGAGCGTTCCCTTCTCGATGGACTTGCGGATGGCCGAGGCGATGGTCTTTTCGAGGACCGTTGCCGTTGGGTTGTCCCAAACCGCCTTGACTTCCTCCAAGGTCATAGCCATCATGTTTTGGATGGTATCGTTGATTTCGGACCGCTTGTAGCCTTGGTCAACCAAGGTGCTGACGTACTTGCGTGGACGACCATTGGGGTTCATTGTTTCCCCCTTATCCGGCCTTGTGAGTGTTCCACCGTTCCTTGCTGGTACTTGCGTTGCCACGATGTACTCACGATGTTTTGAGCGCAGGGGTCGGATTCGAACCGCCTTCCTTTTGGCTGGATGCCAACTGTTCAACCTGATGAACTTCCTGCGCCTGTTTTCTTTCTTGCAAAGATACTCTCTGCCCTTTATACATTCCAGCACCCATCTCGTCTATTTTACTAAATGGCAAGATAGTAGTTGTCAAGCGTTCTTTTGCGTTTTTATTTAAAAAATAAACATACTTTAGTTGAAAACCCGGCACAGGTTTTGCTCCAATATAATTCAAAAACCTTGTTGCAGGCCACGTGGACATCTCTCCAATTTTCCCAAATTTTTTGCTTTGGTCGTTTTTGCTATTTGGAGAAAACCCGGGATTAAAAACAAGGCCGCACACCACCTCGCCATTTGGCATCTCCCACATTGACGTATTTTTTTTTATGTCCACAAGATAAAATCCGCTTGCTCTATAAATACTTCCATCACCGCATTGCGCTCCATCGGCATACGAAACCACCCATTCGATATGAGGTGCTTGTTTTTTTAGCAGTTTCATCATGATGGAAATACATCGGCTTTCGCTATTGCTTGGAAGGTAATCGTCAAAGGCCATACGTGCTAACTCGCAATAACCATTCCAATGAGTGTTTTTGACAAGATTGACTGATGCGTGTTTATTTATACTTGGGCCAAGTTGCATTACTCCATGAAGCCTATCGTTAAGAAAGCAACCAAAGTGAACGTAACATCTTGGGTCAACCTTCCCGCTGTAATGATGTTTCTTTACAAACTCATTAGCAATCTTCGCAGGTATGACCTTAACGATTATTTCCTTTGCTCGGCCCATTGCATAACTATTAAGTACAAAGCGTTCCCGTTGCTATTTTCGTTCCCCATCGTTTCGGCATACTTATATTCCTCCGTTTGCTTTATCTCGGCTATTGCGTTTTTTATTTGCTCTGCCTGTTCATCTGCAAGCGTGAAGGTCATTTGCTGAAACGGAGCCTTATCTCCATTAGGCAAAGTAAAGTCCTCCCCAAGGCCATTTGCGTCTAAGTCAAAGCCCGGCAGGTCAAGACCCCACTCTTGCAGTTTCTCGGTATCCCATTCATTCGCAAGCATATCCCAATCCCATTCCCCTCCGCTTACGTTGTCCTTGATGATAAACTGCCTTTGCTTGTCCTCGTCCCAATCCACGACTTGAATCGGCACGTCCTTCCATCCAGCCTCACGCATGGCCTTGAGCCTCATGTTGCCTCCAAGCACGACCATATCGGTATTGACCACAACAGGACGAACCTCGGCCATTTCGGGCAGGTCTTTGATAGACTGCACGAGTTTCTTGAACTTGTCGTCCTTGATGACCCTTGGGTTGTTCGGGTTGTTCTTGATTGTGCCTATGGGTACTCGTTGCATCAGTATTCGATTTTGTCTATTAGTTCGTCAATCTTTTCCACTATCTTCATCTTCACGGCAAATGCATTCGGGGAGTTCGAATCGTCCACCGCTCCAATGCAGTCGCAGAGGGTTGTTATGACCATCATCAGCGAGTCCATCCGAGCCTGCACCTGTGCCTCGTCATCCTTCGCCTTCGAGTTCGCCAAGTTCTCGGAGTTTATTTCTTGACCATGAGAGAGCAGACTTTCCACCCCACAGGAGATACGAGATGTAACCGCAGTCGGAGGTGTCGTCAGCGTTGTCGTAGTATGTTTCTGCACGGGACAGGTAGGAGTGCATCCGCTTGATGGTTTCGACCGATATGGCTTCCCCGTTGGCTAACTGCTGCGCACGGACCTTGCCCGTCTGCGTCGCACACTTGTTCCCGTTCCTTTCGTTGAGTTCTATCCCTCGCTTGGCATTGTTCCTGATGCCTTCCCCATAGTCCGAATAAGACTCGAACTGCTGCCTTTTGTGATTCTCCCAAGTTGAGCCGCAAACGGCCAATCTTTGAGCCGTATCGGGAAACTCCGCATTGGTTTGGTTATTGCTCATGCAGCGACCGATGAAGCCTTCTCTTGACTCGTTATTGTTCGGGATTGGCAGGGGCATTCAGGGAGTGGTTTATGGTGTTTTGGTTGGCTTCGGCAAACAAGTCCGCTTGAAGGTAAATGTATTGGAGGGCCGATTTTACGCAGTCTGCGCACCACCAATTTGTGGGAGGTCGTTCGTGAGCGGTCAGGATGGCTTGCAGTTCCCCAACCGCATCGGGTGGGAGTCGCATGGTTAGGGATGCCACATATTGATCCCAGTACTTGCGATGCTTTTGGGCCACGATGAATTGGTCGGTTGTCATTTGAAGGTCCATTCCCGAATGATTATTGCGGTGGCAGATGTGGCAAGCCCAAGGATTGGTGCCAAGTACCATTGGCAGGTCGGCAGGGTCAGGGCAAAGCCAAGCCAAAACCCGAAGCAGGTCATGCACGAAAACGGCTTCCGCTTGGCGAAGGGCAAAGCGTAGAACCATCCCGGCAGCACCCGGAACTCCACGACCGCAAGGGTAGCGAGCGCACTAATCAGGATGGGATAGACCAGTATATCCATTGGCTTCAATTGCGGTTTTGATTTTGGCTTTGGCCTGTTCTATGGAGTAGATGATGGACCTATAAGGGATGCCCGTTTCTCTTGACATGGCCTTCATATTCCCCGTTTGCATGAGCAGGTTCAGCAGTTCTTTGTCGTAAGGGAAGGCTCCGTCCTTGGCCCACGAATCCATCTCTTGCTGGGCAATAGCCCAAAGGTCGTCAAGCAGGGAATCGTAGTCCTTGCTTAGTTCTTGGGTTTCGGGATCTACTTCGACCCTCTCGTCGTGGTGACGGTACTTCTTGGCGAATTGATTGTTGTTGCCCCTGTACAGGTTCATTATCAAACGAACGATGTAAAAACGCAGGTAGCCTTGGACCTGCATCTTGGTAATCTTGTCGGGGTCCTTTTCGAGCAGAATCAGGACGACCTCTTGTTCGAGGTCCTTCCAAAGCGGGTTGCCCCCCGTGATGGTGAGGCAAGCCTTGCGGATTTCTCCGCTTCGATACAGGTCAAGGATGGTAGCCTCTGCGTTCACTCACGCAAAGATGGAGGGGGTTCTTCCTAATGTTGCAAAAAATCTCTCGTCCTGTTTAAAACCTGTGTACGAAGAAATTTAATGTCGGGCCTTGCTCTCATGTTTATCGCAAGTATTTCGAGGTTGTGCATGACCGTTGCGTGGTTCCTCTTGATGATTCGACCGATTTGGCAGTAGGTGTACAGGTACTCCGAGTAGGCGATGTCTGCGAAGATGCTGCGAGCAAGGACCAGTTCTTGGGTCTTGACGTTGCTCAAGATGTCATCGGGGCTGACTCCGACAACCTCTGCCGTGTAGCCGAGTATGGTTCGTGAGATTAGGTCCATGTTAGAACGGGTTTGGGGGTAGAGGCATCCAATGGCTCACTTCGATCAGGAACCAAGTTTGGTGTTCGTAGTACCAGCGTCCATCGCCCAGCCATGCGAGCGCTTGATTCATGTCGGTCGTGAAAATCAGGACTGGCTCGTAAGGTGTCGGCATCCTGTCCAAGCATTTTATCCATTCCATGACTAAGCGTTTTTGGCTTGCAGGATTCGACCGAGCAGGGTCCAGTTGACGGACCACGCCTTGATGGTTTCGGATTTGTCGGGGCGGTTGCAGTTGACGCAAGCCTTGCGGATGTGCAGTTGCCAGCGTCGGAAATCGATTGGTGTGGTTTTCATAGGTTTAAGGTTTGGTTGGTAAGTTTATAGGCTGACGCTGGGGGAGGTTTGGTAAGACCAGAGGCTGACGATTATACCCGATTGCGTATAGATTTTGGGTTTTTCTATATATTATACCCGATTGAGTATAGTTCAAATCTACACAACTATTCCACACTTGCAACCTAACAGGTAGGGTTTTCTTCTAATTCTCTTACGAAGGCCTTGAGTATCTTAATCAAGCCATCCCTTTCGTCGTCGCCTCGGAAAACGATTTCAATCTTTTGTACTGGCTCAACCCTTGATGTGTCATCGTTCACATAGCATTCCATTGATGTTG